TAACTAAAATCACGATAATGATTTCACACAACTTATTACTATAATCAACCTTGCAACCCGCATTTGTAATATAGGTTTCAGCCGCTGCGAGATAGCCGACCAAGATATCATCCATATCCGTTATGTCATCATCTATCTTGAGATATTTTTTCAGCAGATTTATATCCATACTTATTTTCCTGCCGGATTAGCAGCACCATCTGCTTTAGGTTCCTCACCATTATTTGCAGCACTACCTTCTACTTCTTTCTTTATCTCAGGCACTGCCAAAAATCCACCTTCACGCAATTCATTAATTCGATCTTTGTTGGTCGATTCATAAAGTGCACCTGAATTATATGACTCACCAGTTTCTTTGTCGATAAACGACTCAATAACATTAATTTTCATAGTTCTTATCCTTTCATTTGTCAGGCCGCTATAAGAAGCCTGACAACTTTTTATCTTTTTTTATGCCTGAACGGCCTTTTTCACTCGCAAAAATCCATTATAGGCTACAACATTACCTCCGGCATAAACTTCACCACGATGAGCAATCATGCCCTCTTTAAATTTGTAATCCGTAGAACGCTGTACATCAAGATCGGAGAATATAACCAGTTTGTAGTTGCTTAAAGCTCCATATGCCATACAGTATGCACCAGATATTGTTTTTGCATCGGATACCGCCGAAGCCGCACTGTTGATAATGTAAGGAATCCCATCAATCGTTCCCGAGTTTCCTCTGGTAACAATGGTATGGAACGGTTTCCCATCGGTTGTCCGAAGCTGGCTGAAAGCTTTTAAATCCGCTTTATTAAGAATCAATACCGCCTGATCCTCAACCGCTTCGTCACCACCATACCCGAAAATTATTTCATTCAATGTCGTATTGGTGATAGCTGCAACGCTGATATCACTATCCGCTTCAATAGCATTGCTCGCTGCAGTCAAAATACCTGTCAAATGCCCTGTCGCACCCGTACCAATTAAAATTTCTTTGGCAAGTTTTTTTCGGGCTGAACGGGTAATTCCCTGCATAACTACACCTTCATAATCCGCTGCTGGCAACTTCTTGATTTCGTTCGTAATTTCGCTGTATGACGTAATTTTTGTTTTGTTGATATCTGCATAACCAAATGCTACATCGGTATCAGCAACTGCCATACCCTCATCTGTATAGTTACCGTCCGGAGTCTCTTTCTCATACGGCTGACTGAAAGATTCCCCACCATTAAGCGGCAACTGATCTACACCATCCAACAAACTGGACACCTGCACAAATGTTCCATTGATTGTCGAAGATGCAACTTTAGGAATAATAATAGTGCCACTAGCCACGGTTACAGAACGACCTTCCATCAAGTCTTTACCACGTTTTTCTTTTTCTGCAGTGCCTTTTACTGCACGTTCTTCAGCAGTTACCACGCCACCACCCGGAATCGGAGTAAAACCCTGCCCCGGAGTAAACGATCTTTGTTCTGGCACCTTCTGTTCTGCAGTATTTACGGCTTTTGTTCGTGCCTCTTCACCTTTACTTGCATCACCTTTTGTCTCACTGGTTTCAACATCGGCAATCATAGAACGAAGTTCTACCAGTTCTGTATTGATTGATTCTACCTGCGCATTAATACTGCGAAGTTCCACAACATCTAAAGATTTTTCAGATTGTGCCACTAAGGCAGCACGAGCTTCTTCCTTCGCTTTTAGCAATTTTAATAATTTTTCTTTCATGTTTAGATTCCCCCTAAAATTTTGTTTTTGAGTTTATATATATCAACTGCTTCAGAGTTATCCAACTCCTGCGACCTTGCATTGTCCAATGCAAGCTTGGCATTCTCCAATGCCGTTTTGTCACGCGCATTAATATCCGTTAAATCATATGCCGGTGAGTTTACAGCACTTACCTCATATACCTTGGCAATTTTTAAAATTGTCCGTGTCGGCATATCTGTATCGAGTCCATCCCATTGATCTTCTGCTACACGAAAACAAAAACTCATACCGGAAATATCTCCGCGCTCCACGCTGGAATATACCTGCCGGGCTTCTGTGTTGTTTTCGGTATCAATACTGGCCCCAACAGACAATCCAATAGTATCAATTTGCAATTGCATCGTACTATTGCTATTGTTTCGCCGGCTTCTGGCCAACGGGATTTTTTGCATATCATGATTAACGAAAAAAAGAACATCGTCAAAATCACATCCGTCAAATGCTCCCCTTGCTATAATTTCGTTATACCATTCACCAATATTTGTCATTGCATCAAATACTGCAGCATGCCCTTCGAGCCGCTTTGTCGGTTCGTCTGCTTGCAACTGAACCGCTCTAAAATCTGGTACATTAAAACTGCGCGTAACAATCATCGATTTGTCTATATTATTTTGTTTTGACATCTCCGTCATCACCCTTCCCTGTTTCTGCTTTTAATTTGCCTGATGCCGCCATATTCAATTGGTAATTATCAACAATTTGTGTAGCAACAAAGTTTAAAGACTGCAGCCGTCGATCGCCGCCCTCAAAAGGCTCATCACCAAACATATCATTGATTTCATTTAACGTTTTTAGCCCTGTATTGGTGGCCAGTGTTGCCAACGCAATTTTATTGGCTGTTGATAAATAGGCCGTCTTGCTGTAGTAGCAACGAATTCGATGTCCCACATCCTGCTCACGCTGCGTAAATAAACAGGCTGACATTCCCTGCTCAAACTCCGTAATAAAATCTTCTAGGCAGGATTGATAAAATGCACCGTGCTGTTCTGCGCTGTAATCACCGGATAATAGAGCATCTGAAATACCATACCTCTCATGAACAACAGATTTTAACAGCGACATAACCTCTGCCTTTATCTCCGTTGGCTTCATATTGATCGGTGTAAATTCACCTGCAAGATCCGTAGCCACAATACCAATTGCACTGGTGGAAACATGTTTTTCAAACTCATCTCTGGCAGCTTTGATTTTGTCAGAGTCTATCAGCGTTTTCGCGCTGTAAATGCCATTTATTTTAAGACTTGCTTCCAGTGCCTTCGGCAATCCCTGCATAACTTTATCCAACGTGCTGACCGCGCCAAGTAAATCTTTAGTATCCGGTCTACCAAAATCATTACCACCGCCAACGATTGTATTTTTACCACGCCGCCAGCGAAGATGGACAATATCCTCATAGGGCAAAATATCGAATGTCCCATCCCGCCAGTAGAATTTGATTTCCCAGACCTTCCCTATATCATCCTGTCCAATTTCGATACTTACCGGATTCAAAGGATAGAATGCACTATATTTCCGGACCGGATTATTATAGGCATCATAGACGATCTCATATTGCGGATAAATAAAACAATTGCAATCCTTGCGTCGCAACCATTCACAGCATGCAAGAAAATCTTTTGTCGTTTGCAATGGATTCGGTTTGAATCTGAACAGTCTTGAGATGTCATCATTTTGCTGCCGAATTGCTTTTGGCTTTTGCACAACAGAAACAATATCAATTTTACTAATCTCCGTCGCGATCCGATCAATACAGTTATTTACCTGATCACTCATATATACGTCTTCACCAAATGACGAAAAAATAGCCCGCCCATCATTTAAGATAGCGGACAATGTCTTCATAGCCTGTTTGTTTTTGTATCGATCCAGTATACCTTTCAGATAATTAAATAACACAACACCACCTCCTTCACACCATACTCATATATTCCGATTTATATCGACTGTATGCTGCATAGACAATAAAAAATCCAAGTGCACCGTCTATGCGGTTCTTGGATTGGCCCTGCAGCTTAACTGGCATGATCCTGCCGATATTATCCATTTTCGCTGATACGTTTTTTAGACACCAACGATCAATTGGATTATTATTATAAATCACTTTTTTGTTTTTTAGATCTGATTCAACAATTCGCATTGGACCGGATAATGACGCAAAGTCCATTCGGATTTGTTCCAGTATCTCTTCACCAAAATACTCAATAATAAGTCGTTTAAAATCCTTGGCGTGCCAATTATCATAGCCGATTTTAAATGGTACCATCTTGTATTGAACATACAAACTATAAAACCACTGTGCGACCGCTAACGGGTCCACTTCACTACCTGGGCAGATGGTTACCAGTCCCTGCTTTGCCCATTCACGATAGTTTTTCTTTTCCGGATTCAAGGTATTCAACTTATTCTCATCTTCCAATATGGCATCCGCTTTTTCCTCCGGAATAAAA